GATTTAACTTCATGGCGGGGTCGCCCATTTTCTGCAACTGAAAAGGAAGGATTTGATATTTCTAAATTAATTGGTGTTCCTTGTATGTTAAATGTTATTCAAGGGAATAAGAATAACAAGATAGGTTCAATAATGCCTTTACCTAAAGGTGATAAGATTGCTGAACAATATCATACAAGTGTTATCTTTGATTTAAAAGAGTTTCAAAATGGTAAGAAGGAAGTCTTTAATCAATTACCAGATGGTATTAGAAATATAATATTGCGTTCAAAAGAACTTGACGGATTAGACAAAACAGATTTAGGGGATGAAAACAATGGGTCTAAAAATGTCGGTGAAGAACCTATCCCATTTTAATGGAATATACTAACGCATCTAATCTCCCTCCTGCAATCCAACGGGCAGTAGCTAACGATCCTTATTCATCCAAAGGGTCGAATATATCTGCTACTCGTTTGATTGCCCCTCCTAGAATAAGGGTGTTAGAAATGAGAAATTGGGATTTATTAAAGGAAGATGTATCTGATAAGATATTTGCTTTACTAGGACAATCCGTACACCATGTTATAGAACGATCTAAACAAAGAGTTGATTTATCTGAAAGAAGATTATTCTATAAAGATGATAAGATAACTAATGGTTGGACTTTGAGTGGTTCATTTGACTATCTTGAAAGAGGTGGAAGATTAATAGATTTTAAAGTTACTTCTGCTTATGCAGTTAAAGGTGCTTTAGAAAATCCCAAGCCAGAATGGGAAAACCAATTAAATGTATTGGACTTTCTATGTCGTAAAAATCAAAAAGATTTAACTAGCTATGGTAAACCTATTAAAGTTAAATCATTAAACATCATGGCTATATTAAGAGATTGGTCTAAACTCCAAGTAATGAGAGATGATAGATACCCTAGAAAACAAGTTGCTATGATACCTATTAGAAGATGGACACCAGAAGAACAAGAGGATTATATCCAAGCACGGATTAAACTACATCAAGATTCTGAAAAGTCTAGTAAACTACCTCTTTGCACGGCCAAAGAACGATGGAGGAAGGAAGATAGTCACGCATTGATGGTTGATGGTCGGAAATCTGCAAAACGAGTATTACCTACTAGGGAAGAAATGGATCAGTATATAAAAGCTAATAAAATGGTGGAAGGACAAGGTTGTAAAGTTGTATTCAGAAAAGGTGAAGATACTAGGTGTATGCACTATTGCCGTGTGAATGAATTTTGCGATCACTACATGAATGTTAAATTCTAAAAAAATAATAAGACCATTTGTTTTAACCAAAGACCCTCTCGTTCAAAGGATACTAGAACGATTTGCTAAACGATCTGAAAATGGTATAAAGAAATATGGTAGGACAATGGTTGATGCTACAAAAAGCATTGACGAATGGATAGATGATGCACAAGAAGAAAGTTGGGATAAGATTGTCTATCTTGAAAAGATTAAAATAGAACTACAAAAGAAGGAAGGAGGAAAACATGGCAAAAAAGAAAAAGAAAAAGAAAGATAAAAAGAAAAAAAATAAGAAGAAAAAAAAATAATTCTTGAAAATTTTTAGAATAGGTGTAAATGAAAACTGTGAACTTTCATTTTTTTTATTTATCTCTATTCATTTATTGGACTATTCTCATAGCATTAACCCTTCAATTATACTAATTTCTTATTCCAACGGCCCTTATCATTTAAAACCATAGGCAATAGTTTTGGAATACCCTCTAAAATAATTCCACATCCTATTATAAATCTTGTTCTAAAGTTTTTTGCATAACTAAAAGCCATAGATTTTTGATTAATTAAACATCCTACATTCATAGCAAAGAAAATGTTATCGGGATTAGCCCAATAGCTTACAACAAATTTTGTATGATAGTGTCCTTGAACTGCCGACATACCCATAGTTTGAGATACCTTTAATATATCTGCTGATCTTCCGTGAGTAAAAAAACATTTCTGTCCATTACTCATAGTCAAAGTTAAATCATCTACCCATTTCCATTTCTTTGTACCTAAAAAATCTCCATAATCCTTTAGAAATTCTCTACTCATTCCGTATTTTAAAGCCCTCCTATACACCAAGCTAGAATGATTGCTCTCTACCTCTACCATCTTCGGAAATATGCCCTCTAAGGCCCTTATAAAGCCCCTAGAGGCCTTTAATTCGTGTCCTGCACTATAGAGGTCAGGATCGTGAGTGTGCATATTTATGGCGTGGAAATCGAGCAAATCGCCTATGTTAATTACAAAGTCAGGTTTGTATTCTTTCTTAATTTCTTCTAAAAAAGTAAAGCTATCTCTATGATGAAAAGGAATATGAAGATCGCTAATGACCAAAATTCTTTTGTTCACTAATTACCCTCAACTGTTTCTGGTATGTTCTTGATGCGTTCTATTTCTTCTTGTCTAGTGTCAACATATTTAACTTGTCCATCTTCAATATGTACATCCTGAACAGTACCATCTTCAAGAATAATATCTTTTAAAATAACAACCATACTTGTAGTTGTATTGTATAAGAATTTTTTATGCTTTACAAGATTTCATAATTTCAGACAGACCTTCTGCACGACTAGGTGTTTGTTTTGCCCAACGACTATCTAACATTTCTTCGGAGGCAGTTTGATAATCATCTTCACCTAATGCCTTCCACATATTTTTAAATTTAGATACTCCACCGATACCAAGTTGAAACACCATCTCAATTAGAACACATTTAGCTTGATGGTGTAAAGCCATATCTCCTATAAGTTTATGAGCATTGTCTTTAGCATTATTAAAGTCTTTATCAAAAATAATATTTAAAAATGCTTCAGAATATTTCTTATTGTCTTTCCAATTATCTTCGACACAAAGATGACCATAACCAACTGTCCTCTTTCCAAGGGAATCGAGGTAAACAGTATCTCTAAATCCTTCATGCTTTTTGATTCTTGCCTTTAAATCGTCATAATTCATTTAAAGAATAATAAGGCAGATCAGCCTAAAAATCAATTATTTATTAATTAAGTGAAATAATATGACAACAACTATAACTATTCCAATAGTAACTTTCTTATTGGCTATAGCTAGTTTCCATATTCTTTTAGCTTCTTGTTTTACTTTGTCCATAATATCCTCCATTACTTTTTCTTTATAATATCAGCACCTTTAAGGCCGTAAATTGCACTAACTACTCCTATAAAAAGAGCTTGATACCAAAAAGGCATATTGTTAAAATACTCAAAAAACATTTCTACCTTCTTCATTATTTCAGGATCGTCAGAAAATATACTCCAGATTAATAAACACACGGGAGCTGAAACCAAAAGCAATACGAACTCGTCTTTCCAGCCCTGCTGATTATTAGTCATAACAGCTTGTTTATATTCTAACTCACCTCGTGCCATCTTACTAGCATGAGTAGCTTGTGCGTCTGCCATAAGCATTTGAGTTTCTTTACGCTTTTTATAGATATGACTACCCGCACTAACAGCTAATTTTATTGCACTTAACCACATATTAATACCTCATATTACCATTAATATAATTAATATTCCATTATATTATGTATTCTCTACTTCTTCTTCTAAACACCAGAAAGTAACCATAGGTCTTTGTTTATTTACCTCATAATCTGGTCTACTTTCAATAATAGCATACGCATTTTTATAACCTGCTAAACTACATTCTTTATGAGTATCAAAAAGATCAGTATACCTTATAGGTTGTACACAAGTTTGTGATAATGTAAAACACATTTGAAGAACAAGAGCAAATTTTATCATTATTTCTCATTTTCGTAAGATTTATCTTCTGCTTTAGATTTGCATTTACAATCATCACAAGTACATAAATCTCCATCATAATGATGTGCGTGCAATGGATCATTACAATGACAATTACAATGACATTCTTCACATTTACTCATTATTTTTTCCACATATCATTGAAAAAATCTTGCCAGAACTTCTGCGTTTGCTCTTGATATTTTTTAGCTTGTTCAGGTTGATCTGCCATGAATTTTTCAAATTGAACTTTCCACTCTGCGTAAGTAGGAATTTCTAATTTAAAATTAAACATATTTGTCTCCT